CTAATTTTAGCGTATCCATGTACTCCCTTATCTCCCCGAGGAGGCCATGGAGGTGCTGCTTGTTATCTGATAGTATTACTATGTCGTCGGCGTACCGGAAATAATACCTGGTCCGCTTCTCCTCCTTTATCCAATGGTCAAAGTACGCGAGGTATAGGTTCGCGAAGTATTGCGATAAATAGTTCCCTATTGGTACGCCTTCGGCTGAATCTATTATCTCATCCAAAAGGGCGAGCAGCCGGCGGTCTTTTATCTTCCTGCGGATGATCTGCTTTAATATGTCGTGATCAATGGATGGGTAGTATTTCCGTATGTCAATTTTTAGACAGTACCTGGTGCCGGCCGGGTCCTCGCGCAGGTATTGTTTGAGTTTCCTGGCTGCTGCATGAATCCCTTTGCCCTTTATGCAGCTGTATGTGTCGGCGGTGAATATGGAGCACCATATCGGCTCTAAAATGTTCATGGCGGCGTGGTGCACTATTCGGTCGGGATAATATGGGAGCCGGTATATCTCCCGCTCCTTTGGTTCGTGTATCGTGAAAACGTCATACTGGCTGGTCTTGAAAGTGCCGGCCTTTAACTGCTCGTGAAGGTCGATAAGGTTTTGCTCTCTGTTTTCGTCGTGTCTCCTCACCCCATATGACTGTAGTTTCCCCTTCCTCGCCTTCTCGTCGGCAAGACGGAGGTTGTCGAGGGAGATTATCTTGTCATATAGATTTCCGTATCGTTTCATCTGCTGTTTGCTTTGCTGGTTCCTCGGGGAGCGTTCGATTTCTCTACCAGTACCCCTTGATACTTTGTTCGTGATTTTTTGCCATGTGGGCAGGGTCTCCGATCTATATTATATTTTATTACCATCATTGGCGGGAGCTGATATTCGCATTCGTATTCGAGACGGTGTTATTCGTATTCGAGTACGAAAGGCCGGCATTCGCGCTGTTATTCGCATTACCTCCGAAGTGCACACCCCGAGATCGGACAACCTTTTTTCCTTTATTCAAAATAGTAGCGCGAGCCGGCGGCGCGCATGGTTACGCGTCGCGGGAAGGCTCCGAGCTCTTTGATCTTATCCAGTACATACTTTATCTCGGAGGAGTTGGTGAAAAACTTCTTAGCCTCCGAGTCCGGATCGCCCTGGTTGAATTTGATCTTGACCAGGTATCTGTTTTCTCCGAATTTCGTTTTTACGTCGTCTATGTAGTCGATCACCCAGAAGCTCAAATTTATGAGCTTCTGCTGGGTAGTCTCCGGGCAATTGAAGTGCTTGTTCGAGGGGTCCGGCTGAATGTTCAAAAAGGCCAGGCTTCCGTCATCCTCTTTTGTTCTGTTCATCGTTATGCTATTTATTTGGTGTTTCGTTGTTCGTTATTGTGGCGCCGGCGTGGCGTGGTTACGGTAAAAAGCAAAGGCGGGAGCCGAAAATCGCATTCGTATACGAGACGGCGTGATTCGTAGCCGAGTACGAAAGGCCGGCATTCGCGCCGGAATACGCATGACCCCCGAAGCGCACACCCCGTATGAGTTCTGTCTCCGGTGGTCTCTCTGGTTGATAGTGGTTGTCTGCAAAATATGTCGTTGATGCTCCTCCTACCGTCGCGGGCATGTTCTCTCCGAATTCTCCTACAATCATTGTTTTTATGTAGCCGCCCGTGGGTGGTAAGGTTCCCCGCTTGGCGTAATCGGCCAAGTTCTCGCTGTTGTATTTTGTTGGGTCGAGCTGGACGTATAGCTCCCCGAGATTCCCTTCTTCCGCTGTGGTATAGCGCACGCGCAGGCCGTCGGTCCAATGGTTGATATGCCCGAATGGGTTCTCGATCCCTCGGTATGATGGCACGTCTACTGTTAGGGCTGTTCCGTATTCATCGGGCATTGCAAATGGCACAATCCCGCTATTGTTACCCAGGCTGTTGGTGTAGCCGCAAGGGATGAAGGGGTTGTATCCATTGTATGCGCTCCAGTCTGCGCTGGCGAGCGTTGTTACTCCGTCGCCGAGTCCTCCCTGGCGG